ATGTCCGAAATCTGCTCCTCAGTCATTTCGCCTGGAGACTCAATGACGCCGCCTGGGTTTGCAGCGTTACCAAAGTAGCTGGCTGCGTAAACTTCTGCAGCCATCGCAGAGCCAAGAGTGATGCGAGCAGCCGCGATTGGACCAAGACCAAGAAGCTGGCCTGGAAGTCTGAACATCGGAATATGCAGCATTTCGTTCTTTGTAAGCACCATCGTCTTTGTCGCCATAGGGTCGAAAGGCTGTGCATTGTCATAGAACTGGTTGACTGGGTCTTGCGCGTTTTGACCGATTGTGACGACGTACTCAATCTCGCCCATTGGGTCTGGGCGGCGAATGCGAACTTGAAGCGGGTTGATGCAGTAGAGCTCTTTCACGTCGCCCATGTCATCGCGCACTGTCAAAATGAAAGCGTTGCCGTGCAAGTTCAAAGACGAGATAACCTGCTCATAGAACTCCAGGCGTGTAGCTTCAGGATTCGGCTTGGTCACCCACTCTGGCATTTCGCCATAGACTGATGCGTATGAGATGCGGGCTCGCCCTCTGCGTACGTAGGCAGAAAGGGGCAATGAACTAATTGTATCACCCAAAAGACGCACGCACGCGTAAACGGTGGACATGCGAATTGCTGTGTCGGAATTAACATCAACGCCAGCTGGAGTTGCGTACAAAGCGCGGCCAGGCAAAAACGGTTCTAAGAACTGGTTGTTCGACCGTTGTTCGCCTGCTTTGCGCAGTCTGTTCGATAAGCTCATTTAGTGGCCTTTTCTGTCTCGAGTTGATACCAGCCGTCGTCCCAAAGGGTAAGCAGCCTTGCAAAATAGTCTTCGTACATCTTTCCAACAGTCGCAAGTGAATACTTCTCGATTGCTTGCTGTCTAATCGCTGCGCGGTCGAGTGACTTGACGTCCTCGGCTGCACGAACGAAATCGGCGAGAGTGCGGCATCTGTAGCCAGTCACTCCGTTGATGTTGGTCTCTACGAATGCACCCCAGTCGGTCGTGATTGTAGGAGTGCCACAGACTTGGGCTTCGATGGCAATATTGCCAAAAGGCTCGATATACAGAGTTGGTGCGAACAACGCAATTGCGCCGCCCATAAGCTCGGCTCTTTGCTCGGGTCCAACGTTTCCGATGAACTCGCCGTAGCCTGTGCCTTCGCCTGGGCCCGCAAGAATGAGCCTCTTGCCAAGGCGTTCGCAGACTTCTTGTGCGATTCTGTAGCCTTTTCGGTCGATGATACGCCCGATAAAAAAGTAATAGTCTCCGTCGCCATCACCCGCTGGGAACATCTCAGGTTCGAGGTACCCTGGTATTACTGCGTCAAAGAAGTTGCCGTTTGTTGTTGTCGGATTTGTGTGTCCAGCGTAGATTGAGTGCATCCACGCGTAAGACTCAAAAACGCGGTACTTGGCGAAAGTGCCGCCGTACCCGATTCCAAACTCGACTGTCGTGTGCTGCGGGAAAGCGTCTGCGATTGGCTTGTGTGCGGTGCCGCCGATTACGCAAATGAAGTCTTTTGGTTCTAGACGCTCGCGCATCTTGTTGATGGCGGTTGCGTTAAACACCTGCCAGTGCGGCAAGTTCGTATCAAACGACGCCGTCGTGTAGTGGTTTTTGCCAACCGCTGCAGCTCGCAGGTCCTCGCCGATGCAGACCACGTGCTCGGTCACTGGCGCTTCATTTTCCTCGCCAGCGTAGAGAATAACCTCATGTCCGAGGTCCGTCATCATGATACAGAAACGTCGCACCTTCTCAGTGAAGGCGCAGCTTGTAAAGTCTTTTGTTACATTTGTGTGTGGCAGTGCTACAACGTGGAATCTCATTGGTCCCCCGACCTTGTTCATTCTGTTATTGCTGCGATTTCGTCGCCAGTCAGGCCAAGCGCCTGAAGCTTGGCTTGTGCGGTCAGCTTTGCGTCAGCCTTTGCGGCTTCTGCTGCTTCGCGCTCTGCTCGTTCGATTGCTGCGTTTTGTGCATCAATCTCGCGCTGCTCAATCTCTTCAGGTGTAAGGTCGATATATCGTTGAGTCCCTGTTGACAGGTCCACAACCAGTTTCTTTGGCACTTCGCTCATTATTCTTCTCCCATGATGATAACGTGTGAGGCATCTGGACAAGACCAGGTGCAAGTCTCTTCGTCGAATGCGACAGTTTCGTGGCATTCGGGCTTTGGTGCGATGAAAGCGTCACGCACAGCGTCGTATGTGAATCCGATACCTGCGTAGTTCTTTCGAATGTTGCCGTTGTAGCTGGTCTTGACCCAAGTGCCGCCAAGCGAGTTCATAAAAGCTTCGCCCTCGTCAGGCTCTGAGTTGTCGCCAACCAGCACACGAATAACCGTGTTGGTTTCGTCTATTTCTGCCCAGTGTGACATTTTTCTCCTTATACCATCGCGTATCGAATAATTACAATGCCAGAACCACCCGAACCAGCAACACCAGCGCCACCACCAACTACGGGGTACCCGCTTGCGCCACCGCCGCCACCCGTGCCAATAATTCCACTGTTTGGTGTAGTTCCAGCTGGCACTGCTGCACCACCGCCGCCGTTTCCACCAGCACCTGAGCCGCTTGTGTTGGCATTGATGCCACCACCGCCACCACCAGCGTACCAATAAGTCCCGCCTATGTTTTGGCCAGTCAATGTAGCAGCGCCCCAAGAAGAGTACGTAGATAAACCATTGCCACCAGCACCGCCTGCACTATCATTTCCATTACCGCCAACTGCGCCCATACCACCACCACCACCTGCGCCGTAGTTTGGTGCGGCTGAATTAGCGTTACCGCCAGCAAAACCCTGCGAGCCAGTTCCACCAGTTGACGACAAAGAACCAACCGCGCCACCACCACAACCGCCGTTTTGTGCGCCGCTTGGCCCGAAGTTACGACCCCAAGACCCGCCGCCACCTTGCGCAGCAGTAAGCGATGCGAATTGAGAGTTGCTTCCTTTACCCGATGGTATTCCAGCACCACCAGTTCCTGCACCCCCCGCGCCTACGACAACTGCGTGGTTAATGCTCGTCAGGCTTTGTGATGAAGCGTACACAAGACCACCAGCACCGCCGCCACCCGATGAATTGTCGGTAGCACCGCCACCACCCGCGACAGTAAGCACATCAACTGCCAGTGCCAGTTGAGGTGTAAACGTTCCAGAGGTCAAGAAAGCGTGGTACCAGTAGGTGCCGTCGTTGGCGATGATGTTGCCGCCTGTGGCTTTCGGTGCCGTTACTGGTGTTGTGCCGAACGCAGCCACACCGTAGAGTGAAAAAGTGCTGTACTGCACGAACTGCGCCGTTGGAGAGTTGTACGGTGTGATTGTGATTGATGAAATCGCAGTGTTTGATGAATACAAACCAGCGCTCAGCTGAATCGCAGCGCCCGAGGCGTTGTTCTCTGACACCGACTCCATAGACACAGTCTTGTATGTCGTTGTCGAATTGTAGTTTGGCAAATACATTGTTGTGTTGCCGAATGTCGAAGCTGTAGCGCCAGATGAAGTCACGCCAAGCGTAACGAAAGATGTGGTATCGGTGCGACTTGATGGTGTTCCGCTGCCCAGTCCAATAAGGTCGCGCCATGAGAGCGCAGCGCCTGAGTTTACAGTGATATAAGTGTCGTACCAAGAATTGCCAAATGTTGCGCTGCAACGAGTGCTCATCACAAGTTTGAGGTCGGTGTAGCCAGTTTGCGGTATACTGTCAAGTGTGACAGAAGAAGCGCTTTGAGTCAGCTCGATTGTTTCAAGAAGCACATAGTTGGCTGGCATTTTTCTCCCTTAGGCCTTCAAGTAACGAACTATGACAACACCCGAACCGCCAGCTTTAGTATCTGCACCGCCGCCGCCGCCTGTGTTAGGAAGACCAGCAGTTGCGCCAACTTCAGTTCCGACCCCGCCGCTGCCACCGCCACGTCCACCGCCACCAGCACCGCCAGCACCCCAAAAACCGCCCGCTGCACTGCCGCCGATTGAACCACCGCCGCCGCCAGCCAGGTAGTAATTGCCAGCCACGAGCTGGCCTACACCAGTCGCCGCGCCAATCGAATTAATAAATGAGTCTGTGCGCCCAATGCCACCTGCGCCGCCATTCGTAGCTGAACCGTTGCCGCCTGCGCCGCCTGCGCCGCCGCCACCGCCTGTGCCGTACTGCGAGGTAGCAAAGCCGCTGCCGCCTGCAAAACCATAACCAGTCGCGCCACCCGAAGTGCCTTGAGTTGCTGCGCCGCCAGCTGCAGAAGTGCCGTAACCGCCGCCGCCGCCCGAACCACCAGCAGCGCCAGTGAGAACGCCAGCTGCGGGATTGCCGTAGCCGCCGCCGCCGCCGCCCAACGCCGTTATGGAGTTGAAAGTGGTGTTGATGCCCTGGCCGCCCCTTGCGTTTACTGTGTTGGCCGTGCCGCCCGCGCCGATGGTTGCAGTGTACGTGGTGCCGCTTGTGTATCCGCTGTTCAAAAGAATACAAAGACCACCAGCACCACCAGCACCACCATCATCGCCTGACGAACCGCCGCCACCCGCAAGAACTAGGGTGTCAGCATTGAATGTCTGAGATGGAATGAAAGCGCCACTAGAACCAAAAACGTGGTAGTAGTATGTCGAATCTGAATAAATCGCGCCGCCCGTAGCTTTTGGCGCGGGGCTGATTCCTTCAGCCGCGATGCCGTAAAGCGAGAATGTAGAGCCCGCCAGAATGCTACCACTGGCCATGAGGCATGTTATCGTTGTAATTGCTTCGGGTGTTTTGCGCCAAACGCCGATAAGCCCTTCAGTTCCAGTGTAAGTCGGAGTTGTGGCCGTGGCTCTGTTACTGCGTGCGACAACAGTTTTATAAATGTTGGTTGAAGCGTAGCTTTGTATGTTGATTATCAGGTTTGCCGTGATGTCGTTTGAAGTCGCGGTGTTCCACTGCGCGAACATCGCATTGCGGTCTGCTGATTTACCAGCCCTTGTACCTGAACCATTGCCGTCGATTGAAATAGTTGAATAATTTGTTGCAGAATCGGAGTTAAAACGCAGCTGTAGGTAATCTTCAGCTACAGTTGAACCGACATTGGCAACAATAACAAGGTCTGTGTACCCGCCACTTATGCCCGTGAAGTCAACGCTGCTTACGTTTGAGGCTATGGTCTTTTTGTCTAAGGCGACATACGTGTTTGTTGCCATTTATTTCACCCCGTAAAGTGCAAACGACGAATACTGCGCAAAACTTGTTTGGTTGGTAGTAATGCTTAAAGCAGAAACGGCAGATATACTTCTCCAACAAGATGAATTGAAGAAAAACGCTTCACCAGCGTTGTTGTTTAAACTTGTACCAGCGATGGCATTAACTGTCTTGTTCTTTGTAGGGCTGGCGTAGTCTAAAATATCAACAATCATGGTTGCATATGACAAAGGCAACGCTGATGAGGCACCCTGTGCTTGTCCGATTGCGCACGCTGTAGTGTTGATGCTTGAATCCGCTCCAGGCGAACCCGTTCCGTATCCATAAACACGGTGCCAAGAGTAGTTGCCACTAGCGTCATCATTCATTTGCATATAGATTGTTCCATCGCCTGTGCCAGTTGTAGACCTGTGCACTGCGCGAATCTGCAAATGCCTATATCCAGCTGGAATACCCGCAAAAGTGACCGAAGGGACCGCCGTTGCGCCCACAGTTACAGTGGCCAGTGCGTCATACACGCCTACGGCAAAACTCAGGTTGCCGCTAATGGCAGAGGCTAAGACTCCAAGGATTGGCATTAGGAGAGGTCACCCACGACTGTAAATGTATTTGCTGCTGTGCAGATAATCGAACAAGCTGAATACCGTGCTCTTAGCTTGGGCGCTGTTGCTGTCGCACCAGTGGAAGTGATTGTGACACCCGCACCCTGCGCAAAAGTAACCTGGCCCACACCGATTTGCTGCACATTGATAACGTCATTGGCTGCAAACACCGAAGGTGGAACAGTGATGGTGATTGCACCTGCGTTGTTAGCTGTAACCAAGTCGTTGACGTCGGTTAGAACAAGCGTGTAAGTTGTGCCAGTTTGTGCGTTGAAAGCTGCGATACCGCCACCAGCAGCGCCAGTTGGACCTGTAGCGCCGTTTGGACCAGTTGCACCTGTCGGACCTGTTGGCCCTGTCGCACCGATTGGACCAGTTGGACCTGTGATGCCAGTAACGCCAGTTGGGCCTGTCGCACCGATTGGACCAGTTGGACCAGTAGCGCCAGCAGCACCAGCTGTGTAAGCATACGCCAAAGAGTTCCAAGGAGTTGAGCCCGTGCCCATCTTGTACTTGGCTGTGTCGGTTTCGAGTCCGATTTCGCCTGCAGCAAGGGTGGGGTTGTTAGATGTCCAGTTGGCCGCGGTGTCTCGGCGATTTTGGAGTCTTGATGTCATGTTGGCTGCTTTCTCTATTGGCTAGAATGTCGTGACTGACGCCCCAGCGTCAATGATGTAAGTCCATGAAGTTGTGCTTGATGTCTCTGCGTTGTATATGACGTCGCCGATTTGAGCCGAGGTGCCGCCGTCTAAGTAGTCTACAACGGGGTTGTCGCCGCCTTGCGGGCCAGTCGCACCAGTCGCACCGTTTGCGCCAGTTGCACCCGTTGCACCGACTGGACCTGTAGAGCCCGTCGGACCTGTTGTGCCTTGCGGGCCAGTTGGGCCAGTGGCGCCTGTTGCGCCGTCTGTGCCGTTCGTACCTGCAGGGCCTGTGGCACCAGTTGCACCGACGGGGCCTGTGGCACCGACTGCGCCTGTTGAACCGACAGCTCCTGTTGCACCGACTGGGCCAGTCGCACCGACGGGGCCTGTGGCGCCGATTGGGCCAGTAACTCCGACGTCGCCTTGGATTCCTTGAATGCCTTGTGGGCCTGTTGCGCCAGTAGCACCTGCAGGGCCTGTGGCTCCTGCTGGACCTGTGGCACCGACTGGGCCTGTTGGACCAGTCGCACCATCAACACCAGCGGGGCCTGTTGCACCAACTGCACCTGTTGCTCCAGCTGCACCCGACGCGCCGACTGGGCCTGTAGCACCGATTGGCCCTGTTGGACCCGTCGGGCCTGGGATAATAGAAGCTGCACCGCTGGCACCAGTTGCACCGATTGGGCCTGTTGGGCCTGTCGAGCCTGTGGGACCTTGTGGGCCTGTAGCACCTGTTGCACCGCTTGGTCCAACAATGCCGCCCGAAACGATTGCTAAGAAGACTAAGTGGTTATTCGCAAAGCCAGTTGTGCCAGTTCCACCCGACGCGAGCAAAGAGACTGCGATTGTATCGTAGCCAGTCTGCTCGACAGGCGCCGCTGTGACCGTCCATTTTTGAAAGTTGTCAGAGTCGTTGGCATCTTGTACAACAACAACGTCGCCCGCTTCGAGCAAATGAAGGAAAATATTGATGTCGTAGTTGTCAGCATCAATGTGGCTCACGTTAAGCGCAGTTGCGCTCGTTTGTGTTGCGTTGTTGTAAATAATGAAAGTGTTGCCAGGGTTGCCGCTTGTTATGCTTGTCTTGATTTTGTAGTCATAGAAGCTGCTGGACTGCCCCTGTGGACCCGTGGCGCCTGTCGCGCCCGTTGGACCACTGACACCTGTTGCGCCGATTGGGCCTGTTGCTCCAGTTGCGCCGATTGGGCCTGTTGTACCTGTTGGGCCTGGAACGGTAGAAGCTGCGCCAGTCGCGCCAGTGGCACCGACTGGGCCTGTAGCTCCAGTTGCGCCGACTACGCCTTGAATGCCTTGTGGACCTGTTGCACCGACTGGACCTGTCGCGCCGACTGGACCTGTTGGGCCAGTGACACCGACGAGGCCTTGTGGGCCTGTTGCTCCAGTTGTGCCCTGCGGGCCTGTTGCGCCGATTGGGCCAGTCACACCGACTGGACCTTGAATGCCTTGGATTCCTTGTGGGCCTGTCGCGCCGACTGGACCTGTTGGGCCAGTAACGCCGATTGGGCCAGTGACACCGATTGGGCCAGTAACACCGATTGGGCCTGTTGGGCCAGAAGCGCCGCTTGGACCAGTGACGCCGATTGGGCCAGTTGCACCTGTCGCACCAGCAGGACCTGTTGGACCTGTTGGGCCAGTTGAGCCTACAGGGCCCTGTGCTCCAATGTCTGAGATAAGGACGGTGTTGATGTCCTTGACGACGGTGACTTGATTTTGGTCAGACACGCGTTACCTCGGGAGCCACTGTTAGCTGGCCCTGAATCAGACGGTCTTTGTAGCTGCCAGACGTCAGTTCGACGTCGTAAACGTAGTAGCCCTCTTCGAGTGCCGCGGTCTGTGTTGCGGTCATCGTGATTGTGACAACGCCAGTTGCGCCAGTGATGACAATACCGCCGCTTGGGCTAGTTAGTGTCAACTCGGCTGTGTCAGAACTGTACTGCTGACGCACCTGCATGGCCGCGGTGTACCCAGTCAAGTTGATTGGCGTTCCAGTAGAATCTTTGTATGTAACAACGACGCTCCAGGTTGCACCCTGGTCGATAGTCGCGTTATAAATGCCAGCAGTCATCAGTTAGCCTTTTCTGTAACCCAAACGAGGAAGGAGCCAAGAGCTATGAGAGCGATTGGCAGTGAGAGCAAACCGAGTCCGACAGTGACAAGCGTGACACCTGCGATTTCAAGAGCAAGCCCAGCATCAAAGTTCTTCATTTTGTCTCCTAGACTTGTATTGTGCGGTATGCGACTTTCGGAGCCACGGGTTCGGGATTGATGAGCGCTTCAGTGCGACCCAGGTAGGCAAGCACTGCAGCAATCAAACCGTCAATCTTGTGACTGTGCGATGGTTTCATGACCTGACCGTACCGAGTCGGCACCGCGTTAGTCACGTGTCTTGTAAGTTCAGCTGCACCGCTGTGTTTCAAGCGGCCCTCGAGTGTGTCCTCGAGAAAGCGGTCAAGTCCTTGCGCCATCAGTTTTCGCTGGCTCGAAGGGTAAACCGCGACTACTTTGTCGGCGAATGTTGAGTTCCAAGCGTCCAAGTAAGACTGCCAACCCGAAGGGTCTGCCCATATCTTGTGCACTTTGAACTTTGCGAATGCGGCTCGCACCGCTTCATCGACTTCTGCTCTTGGGACTTCCCACCCGTAACCCGCGGGTCCAGGTGGTCGTTCCCAGCAGTCAATCTGAAAAATCTTGCCGTCTTCAATACGGCACGCAACAAGAACAGTGGCGTCGTCTTTGCGAGAGCCGTCATACCCAAGCACAACCTCGGTGCCTTCTGCAAGCTCTTCAGGCTCTGCGGCTGCATTCCATGCTGTGATGTTCATGTAGCGGTCTGTGTCTG